AATTTGTATAAGCTATAGAACCTGCATCTGTATCTGTGTCACCAAGCCTTAGTTCAGATTCACCTGTTGTAGATGAAATAATGTTTATTTTTGAAGCAGAATCTGATGTAGTTCCAACAGTCAAACCATCAGCAGTTACTGCACCTGTTACGTCTATACCTGTTGAGGTTGTATCTAGCTTTGTTGCACCGTCATAATAAAGACGAACACCTGCGTTTTTCTGACCTCGTACCATGTTTTCGCCATCGTCACTTTGCATAATGACAAAAGAAGCTCCACGCAGTTGAAGATTACCTGCACCAGAATCTTGGATAATACTATTACTTCCATCATGGTAAATCTGTAAATCTGAAGAGTTGCCAAACTGAGCTTTTACATTGTCAGCAAAGTTAAGGTTATGAGAAAAGTTAAAGCTATCGTTAGCTGTATTCCAAGTTAAGGTAGCATCTTGGGAAGCACTAACAGCATCTTGAATGGTTATACCTGCACCATTTGCATTTGCAGATGTATCGCCAGTGCCATAATTTAAAGTAATATTTTTGTCTTTAACATCTAGGTTGGCTGTGTCTATAGTTGTAGTTGTGCCTTGAACATCTAGGTTGCCTTGTATAACTATGTTGTTATTGAAGGTTTTATTACCTGCTATAGATTGAACACCTGTTGTTCTTACAACTGTAGAATCAAGAGATAAACTTCCTGTTGTAGTTATTGTAGTAGGAGAAGCTGTAATACCATTAGAAGCAGTAATGCTAGTAACTGTACCAGTACCAGCACCAGTTCCTGTAGATGATTGTTGTACGCCATATTCAACTTTATAACCTGAACCAGCATCACTATCAGTCCAAACATTATTTGTTATTGTTGGAGTAACAGTCAATCTAAAATGATAATAAGACTCTGCTGTTAAAGTGCCACTAGTTATTCTGTGTGATGGGTCTGCATCTAATTCATAAAAATAACCATCAGGAGTTGTGTATTTATCTGTAGTCCCAACATAGGTTGGAGTTAAAGCAGTCCATGTGCTGCTTGAAGCTAATTTATAAAAATATTGAAAAGTTGCTTCTAATGCAGTTCCAGTATAATTGGTTGATGTAGCAAAACCTGTAACCATACCAGCACGAAGATCAATATCTTTGGAGTTGATTTGATAGCCATTATTACTCGTTCCTAGCAAGTCAAAGTTTTTAGCTACACCTACATAATACCCATTTGCACTTGTGCTACTAAAGTCATCATAAAAACCATTTTGTGCAGGTGCGGTTCTTCTATCAATTTCATTCCACACCTCTTGTTTAATACTTTCAACAGTTACAGTCTCTGCTGTTATTGAAGTTGCTCTTACTTCTCCATGTATTCCAGCATCTCCAGTTACAACTAGATTTCCTGTTCTTAAATTGCCAACAACATCTGCACTTGTAGCAGTCATAGCACCTGCTGTAGTTACTACAAAAGCACCTGAGCCTATGTTTAAACTACCTGCATCAATATCACCCAAATTGCTATTTATAGCAGCTAAATCAGTAACAGTAATTTTATCCGCACCAATAGTTCCTGAAGTTATATTATCTGCATCTAAGTTGGTAACAGTAATAACTGAAGCATCAATAGTTCCTGCTGTAATTTTGTTTGCTGTTAAAGAGTTAATCTTTGCATCAGTAACATTACCATCTAGTATCTTAGGTGTTGTAATCGCATCATCTGTTATCTTGTCTGTAACAACAGCATCATCTTGTATATCTGCTGTAGCCGTTGGTGGGTTGCCAATGGTAAACGGCTTTACAACAGCATTAGACTCAATACCAACTCCGTTAAAAGAAGTTATATTTGCATTGTAATTACCAACAGCAAGAAAACTTAAATCTACACTATTTGTATCAACTAGTTTGCTAAATACTTGTACTGGTGGGTTTGCTGTATCTTCTACATCTACCCTATATTGTCTTACTGGAAAATCAGTTGGTTCAGTCCAAGTTAAAGTAGGTCTATTGATTGATGAAGCATCTGTGTCTGTGAATACAATGCTATTTGCTTCAGGTGGATGCAAAGCACCTATGCTTGGCGGATGGGCTATTATTTCTACTGGCTCTTGAGCTGGCACTTCCCATGTATAAACATCAAAGTATTCAATTAAGCTAACAGATACAAGCCCATTTGCTTGTAATTCTAATGCTTCTACTCTGCAAGGCTTTCCATTAAAACTTAAAGGTAAGTAAGTAAGGCTAACAATATCACCCACATTAAGTTTATACATCTCAGGAGTTCCTAAGAACTGCATAGTGGTCTGATTTCTACTTCTAGTTAAGATAGCCTTACCCATATTGTAAGCAATGTATGGGTCTGTTACATAAGGGAATTCAGCTTTAACTTCTAATACCTCACCATCATCTGAATAATACTCAGGTGATGCATCATGTAAAACTGTAGCTGTATCAAGTTCGTATTTCTTGTTAGCGTTAAAGAATTCAATAACAACTTTATTTGCCTTTTTATCTTTATTACCATAATCAACTGATATACCAGCATCAGCTATGATGTGGTCATCTGTGATGCTAAATGTAGATGTTCCTGTATCTTCTATTTGTAATTCATATTTGCCATCAATATAAAGAAAGATACCTCGCATATTTGCAAGAAGCTCTTTAGCGTTATCCATGACATTCTTGTTCGTGTCAATATAACCATTACAATGAAATCTCTTAACTTTAGCTCTAGCGTTTCCTGCTTCGTTTGTATAACTATTTGCTAAAACATCATCTATGTATAATCTGTTTTCTTGCACAGAATCATAGTATTGATATCTTGTAGAACCTGTAATACTTACAGCGTTAGAAAATATACTTGCATCATTAGAATCTCTTATATCTATAACTTCATCTACTTTGTTTTGCCACCAGTCATCATTATCATTAATAACTATAAAGTCATTGCCAACAGTTCCACTCCAAGTTAAGTCTTGATAAGTGTCGTTATAGTAAGGTTGATCTACTTCTACTTCACATGCAGTTGCAGCAGCACTGATAGTGGTCATGTTTATCTGTGATGTTGCTAAACCTTTACCATACTCATCATTTTGTATGTAATCTAAGAAACATAAAGCTGGGTTAGATGACCATTTAGTAGAGCTATCTCTTGGGTCAAAAACCTTTTTACCTTTAACCTGTACTGTTATTTGCGGAACGCCTTGATACATTCCTTTCTTATCGTAATCAAAAGAAGCTGCTATATAACAAATGCCATTTAACTTATGATTAGCCGTCCACTCAGTAGGTATAGATGCTCTAAGCATTGGGTCTGCTGTTTGACTAGATGCACCATGATGCAAGTTAAATACAAAGGAATATCTTTTTGTTGGGTCTGTTCCTAATGTTCCTGCTTGTGAATACTGATTATCACCAACTTGTGATGCGGTGTTTAAAGAACCATTACCTGAAGATATTGCATCTGAACCTACATATCCACCACCTTTGTAGATATTGCCATCAAGAATACTATTGCCATCTATCTCAATAGTTCTACCAAGTATCTCCTCACATTCACCAACTGATATTGCATAAACCACAAACAAGTCTCTTGATCTATTTTGTGCTGTGTCCATATAAACAATTTGAGCACCAACCCTTCTTGTTCCGTATATGACTGGTATCTTGCCACCAGCAGAAGTTTTGTTAGCCATGATGTCTTGGCCTTTAGCCAACATTTGTTTTGCTTGTAAAAATCCTTTAACACCTGTAACTAAGGTTGCAATACGCAAAGTAGTAACAAAAGCCTTGCTATTAACAACACCAGCAACAAAAGTACCTATAGCTTTAAAAAACTCTAACATTTATGAACCCCACCTTACGTCTGATTTTACTTGTGTGGCAAACTCTAAACCTCTATCACCTGTATAAACTGATTTCTGAGATTCATCTGAATAATGCCTACCTTTTGCTAAATTCCAATTAGCCCAATGCGAAGCAACAGTCATGCTTAATACTGAATCGCTTATGTTTTCTGAAATAGATACACTTCTAATTTGCCCTGTAAAATAATTTATAGCACCTACTAAAGTTTCACTCTCATTAAAGTAAGCTAAATATATTTCTACTGTTTTGTCTGTAAACGCACCGCTTTGAACTAAACTTCTAACCTGATTGGTAACATTTGAAAAGCCAAGATTTATCTCATCTATTTGTAATTGACCTGTTTCTGTAACTGAGTCTACTGTTAGAAAAGAACCACCAGCTTCATAAGAGTTAGAATCATAGGTAACATCTGAATACCAGTCAGTTAATCTTATGGTTGTAGATAACCCTAATTCAACAAGAAATGCTGTTTTGGTTTCTGCTGCTGATACTTGTGCTTGTAAATCTGTTGATAAACTTCTTGGCATTATGTTATTACCTCTCTAACATCAAATGAAATGCTGTAAAAACCACTAGCATCTGTACTATACATAATATCATTATTTTCAAGATATACAGTAAAAGATGGCTTGTTTACAGTTACAGCTTCATTATTTGCTAGAGAGCTAACAAGATTTGGAGATATTTTTACAGTAGCAGCACCGCCTGATGCATTTTCATTTTCTTGCACCATATATACTTTTGAATGATTTGCGAATTTAATTAGATCACCAGCCTTAAGAACGCCTGTAGTTGCTGAAAAACCATCCATATTTACAGTCTCAGCACCTGCTGAATGTGCGGTGTTTACAAGTATGTCTGCTTCGTTTTTACTTGCACCTAAATTATCTAATGGTGCTTGTATTGTAAAGTTGCCAATAGCACCTTTTTGTTTTTGTAAGAAAGCAAATATCTCCTGTGCTTTCTCTTGTTGTAATGGTGGCATTTGAACTGTGAATGAAAAATACTGGGAACCTATTTGTCTTGCAGACTTTTTGCCTGATAAAGTTTGATTCAGCAATGTAGGTCTATTATCTCTAAAGTTTATTGAGCTAAAATTTGGGTCTGTAGGAAATGCACCACTCATTACACTATCCCCATTTTGCCCTGAGTATTCATGGCGTTATTAATTATTTGTGTTATTAGTCCTTTTCTTGATGTTAGCAACTGGTCAAATCCAGTAGCATCAACTGTTGATATGTTGAAGTTTACTGTAGCACCACCGCCAAATGATTGACCTTTTGTATGGTCAACAACAGTTTCATTAGGATGTAGTATTGCTGGAAATCCACCTTTCCCATCTATACCACCAGCTCTTGCACCCATGCCTGTATAACCACCGCCATCCATAGTTACTTTAGGCATAAGATTATCTAACATATCTTGCGGTGATTTTACTGACCCAGTGTTGCCTTTGACAACATCGCCAACATTAAATATATCATCTATATATGATCTAAATGGGTCAATTAGTTTTGCTATAATGACTTGCTGTATTGCCACCCTTACTAACTGCTCTACAACATAGGTTGCAAAGTCTTTAAATGCTAATTTTCCTGTTTTAAGACCTTCAACAATAGAATCCTCAAACTTCTTCATAGAATTTACTGCAATAGTGTCTAATGATTTTTCAGTGTCCATTATTTGTTGTTTAAACACATCTATGGGACTTTGTATGTTCGTTAAACTTTTGCCAATATTATCTGTTGATGTTGCTACGCCATTATTTGAATCAGTTAAATCATCTTGAGAGACAATTAACTCATCAACATTTGTTTTAAATTTTCTTACACCATCTGCTGTTAATTTCGCTTCTTTTCCATAACTGGTAGTACTACCTTCCAAATCTTTCATGGCTTTATTATTAAAGATAATGGTATACGCCATGTCTTCCATTTCTTTTGTGAAATCACCCAGTCTTGCAGGTAACTTTCTTAAAACATTTCTAACAAGACTTAAAAATGAATTTTCTACTTCAATTAATTTTATTTTTATATCATTAACAAAAGAAGCCACCTCGTCTCTAAATGTTCCAAACTTTTCTATACCAACAGCAACAAATTCAATAATGGCTTTAGCAATTTTTGCACCTAGCTTATCCATACCGCCAGCATTATCTACAATTTGCTGTATTTTTTTAGCAATAAATTTCTGCATTTCCTCAAATACTGGTAAGAATGATGTTGTTATATTGGTAACAAAAGAACCTAACTGCATTTTAATAACACCGACAGCATCGTTAAATTCTTCTGTTCTTCTTATTACTTTTTCACTTAATACAATGCCTAATTCTTTAGCTCTTGTAATAAAGTTCTTTAGACCGCTTTCAGATAAATCATTGATAGCCCCAGTCAATACAACACCTTGCCTTCCAAATAAGTTAGCTAGAGCTGTTGCTCTTGCTGTTTGATCTCCAAGTTGAGTTACACCTTTTGCTGTATCTTCCAATATGTCATCAAATGACCTCATAGAACCATCTGCATTCTTAAGTTTTACATCTAAGTCTTTGAATATGTCTGATTGCGTTTTAACACCTCTTTGTGCATCACCAACGCTTCTTGCAAACTTAATCAAAGCAGTGTTAGCACCTTCGATGCTTGTGCCTGACTCTCTAGCAGCCAAATGGAATGCTTGTAATGTATCTGTGGCTATTCCTGTTTGTGTAGATGTTTTGCCAATAGCATCTACAGCTTGATAAGACCTATCAACTATTAAAGCTAAAGCTGTTGCGGAAGCAGTTGCAGCAAGTCCTATACCAGCAATGCCCTTAGATGCTCCAGTAGCTACAGAACCAATGCCTTTAAGACCTTTGGTGACCTTATCAAATGCTGCTTTGGTTTTATCAACCGCAGTTAATTCAAACTTTACTTTTTTATTTGCCATTTTTTCTTTTCTCTTCAGCTAACTCTAAGTAAGCTATCCATCCTTGATATTCTTGGACACTAATTTGCTGTATTTCTTGTAAAGTCTTGTTAAGTCTTTCAGCTAGTGCATATTGCACATATAAATTAGTATCCTTTATTAGTTTTTTTTCGTTTCCTCTATAGTCTCTTGACCCATGATTTGTGTAGCAACGCTTACTAATATCTCTCTATCAACACTGTTTAATAAGGCATTTTTATCACCTAAATCAAACAGCTTGTCTCCATTTTCATCTAATGCTTTATATATAAGAACATAAGCCATCATTGTTAGATCATCTTCTTTACTCATTTTATAAAGTTTAGAAGTTTCAGCTAACGTCAATGGCTTACTGAATATTCTTAGAGGTTTATCATCTTCACCCCATTCAGGCACTTCGATTACTTTTACATCTTGCTCTGCAAAATGCTTTTTCGCGTTATCTATTACTGACATCGTACTATACTGTTGTTGATGTTAAAGCACCTGTACCTTGTACAGAAACACTAGCTTCAACCAATCCATCAAATGATGCACTTCTTGAAACGCCAGTAACAATAGCTGTGCCAGTATAATATGTATCACCACTTGTATCGCCTTCAGGATAAACATTCAATGTTACTTCAGAACCTATGCTTAAAGCACCTTGTCCATTAGTATCGGTTTCATCCCAAAAAACATCTAAACTTCCTGAGAAAGAAGTTAGTGATGGCTTATAAGTTCTAGCAGAATCACCCATTGTAGTATCTTCCAAAGTATCAGCAGATTCTTCTATTGAGTAAGACTTAATTTCAGCTACAGCATTAGAACCGACTTTTACAGTTCCTTCACTTCCTTTATGTGTTGCCATTTTCTTTTACCTCGTCTTTCGACTTTTTCTTGGAAGAAGGTTTAATTTTGTCTTTCGACTGGACTGCTTCTTCCTTCCAACCCATATTCTTCAACGACTCAACTTTTGATGGATGAGCTATTATAGAATTTTTACCATTTGGACTAATTAATTTCATAATTATCTCCTGTTATACCGCTACATCAGGATTGGTTTCCTGAACATAGTAGTTTGTTAAAAAAGTTAGAGTTACATAACCTACTGGCTGTTCTCCATCTCCTGTGTATTCTATTTCAGTTGATTCAACATAAGTATCTTTTGCTAAACCACCCAATGTTCTATCAGCAGAAATTGCTTCTTCAACTTCTTTGCTTATTGTATCAATAGTATCATCAAAATTACTGGTTGCTTTGCAATATCCTTCTACTACAACTGATAATTCTCTACTCATAACCCTATCAGTACCTATAACAATAGGTTCAGATGTTTCTGATTTTGTATAAATAACTAAAGAAGGAAGGGTATCTTCTTGTAGTGTATAGACCCTAGACTCATAAACATTAGAACTAGTTGTTGTAAGACCTGTTAATGTAGTGCCAAAGTATTCTCTGATCTGCTGTCTTACATGATTAGCCATTATTGAACCTCAAGTAGTAATGAGGTCATGCCTAAGTTGTCATGCTCGTAATTTATAACTTTATAAGTTGTTGATGGTTTTATTTGTGTACCATCTAAATTTTTTATAGCTGGAGCAACGATAGTATCTCCAAAAGCTATACTTGGTATATCAGTAGTCTTACTTTGTGCTACTGGTTGATACCCTTGAACTGGTAATCCTGCTGTATCTATATCTACATATTCTTGATTCAGGATGACGTTGATAGAAGAAGATGAACCACCTGTAGGTGTGTAGGTAACTTTAATACCATGACCATAGGTGGCATCTAAGTAGCCATCGAAATCTCTATCAAATTCCATTGGCATAATTACTTCTTGGCTCTCTTTTTAACAGGCTTTACTTCAGAAGTTTCTAAACCAACACTTCTTTCAGTCTTTTTAGGTTTTGGCTTTTCAACACAAACCTCTGCCTTTTGATAACCACACAAAGAATGACCTTCAACTTCATTAAGCTCTACTATATCTCCAGCATGAACTTTAGAACCACCAGCCATTGTATCTTGTAAAATTTTATATTTTTTCATATTTAAGGTAGGGGTGTTTCCACCCCCATTCCATTTAAGCATCAGTTAATTAGTCTGAAGATTTACAGAAAGATACTGCATGTCTTACAGCTACATCAACAGTTTGTAGAGCAACAATTCTTACTCCGCCTGATGTTGATAAAGCATAAGGGTCAACAGTAATGTCTAAACCACCATACATACCAATTAATAGGTCTGCAAAGTTACCAAAGTAGAAGTCACCACTTGTTACTTGATTACTTCTGACAACATTATAGCCATTCATGCTATTGTCAGGAGAAACAACAAACTGA